TTTTCTGTCTTTTGGAAATCCTATAGCAGTCATCCACTCATGTAATGACCTATAGTTTTCTAAAAACTCGTCAACTATAAAACTAATAGTTAATTGTTCATATGTCAGTTTATCACCCATAACTGGTATAGATTTAAACGGAGTTTCAAACACAGCGTCACCCAGATTGATGCCGGGAATATTTGCAGCAGTTGTGAAAAACTCAACCTTCGGCAATTGATTAATACCAAAACGAAATTGAGTTGGGCTAAGATAATCTAACTTATCTGGTTGTCTTTCTAGTGCAGTGGACATATAACTATTTATAAAGAAAAAAAGGGGAGAGCCGAAGCCCTCCCCAAGTTTATAGTTAAGTTTCTTATTGTAACAATCTTACATAAGGTTAGTAACTTTAACCCGACGATAGTAAGAATTTGCATTTGCTGTAAGTGCGATTGTAGCAGCAGTATTTGCAGCTTCGGCACCAGCAACGGCGAATGGGTTAGCAGCCATACCATAACGGGTTTTGAAACCAATTTTGGGCTGGAAGTTATTCTCACCAACTGCACGAACCATTTGTAGTGGAACATATGGGCAGTAGAAGAAACCGGCATCATAAGGTGATGTACCCTTATAACCAACAACATAATACTGACTTGCAGCACTATTTGCTGAGTATGGATCAACATAAACCTTATAACGACCATTCATCACACCAGCAAATGTAGTGGATGTATCATCAACATTTAGGTTGTTGTTGAGGGCAGGAGTGTAATCAAGAACACCGGCCATCTGAAGTGCAGAAGCAACATCAGCGGAACAAATGATCATGTTACCCTTACCACGACGAGTCTGTTGACCAATCGCATTGGCATCACGCTCAATTTGGAACATAAGTCCCTTGAACTTCTCAACTGACCAACGACCATTTGAGTCGGTGTCCAAATCAAAGATACCAGAAGTTGTTGTATTAATTGTTGCACCTTTAACAGCAGTCTTGTAGATAGAACGAACAACCTCACGGTTGATTTCTGCAAGAATTTCTGTTGAAAGAATGTTAGCAAGCTCTGTCTCGGCATCCAAACCGTGGATTGCCTTGAGGTCTTGAGCAAGTTCCATTGAATACTCAGCTTTCAAAGCACGGGAAACTGCCGTAACAGTTGACTTATCAATACTGAATGACATCTCAGCAAAAGCGTTTGTTCCACTATCGCCAAGTGCTTCAGATTGAGCAGTTGTCATACCAGTTGCGAATGTGTAAGTTCCAGCAGAAGGGCTGTCATTAAGAGCAGCAGGATTGCTTTCACTTGCACCAATGTCGCCTGGTCCAGAAGTTGTACCAGCAGCGTTCTGGTTCGAGAAGTCACCAGAGAAACCGTTCGCAGCTGCGCCGGTTGTCTCATCGACCAATGCTTCTTCACCATCCATCGAAGCATGACGGGCACGCATTGCGAAGATAAGTCCTGTTGGACCTGTCATTGGTTGAACACCACAAATATCATATGCGATGAGGTTTGGCATTGCACGGCGAACTAATGAGATCAAAATTGGGTCCCAATTTGATACGCCAGACACATTACCTGTAGGAACGGATTCCGAAAGGAATGCTGAATCTTCTCTTAGAGCCTTTTCTTGGTTTTCTAGAATAACAGTGGTAACTGACCGCTTATAGGCATCTTCAATCTTTGGAAGATCGGGATGTTCTAGGACTGGCGACCACTTTTCTTGTAGATGTTCTGCTTGAAACATTTGTTTCTCCTTTGTTTTTATTACATCTATTTATTATAATATTAAACTTAGCGCCCGTTAATACGAGTCTCGACACGACCAATAGCAGACAAGTATGCCTTCATTGTATCACTCGTATCAATGTCCTGTGCGGCGCTTCCGTAGTCATCTTCATCATGAATAAAAGTCTCTTCTAGGTTTTCAACTTTTGGAAAATAGTTTTCCTTTAGGGTGTCGAGTTTGGCACGGAAACCATCTTCATCCCCAAAGTCAACATCTTCTACTAGAGAGGCAAACTTCTCAACTTCTGTATCAGTCAAATCAGAAGCAACTTCTGCGATGACCTGTTCCCGAACTAATTCAGAGTTCGCAGAATTCATTTGGATATTAGATTCCATAGTTGAATTCAACTGCTCTTCTAGTTCAGCAATCTTTTCAGACTGTGCTTCCAGAACGTCATATTTTTCGTCTGGAACGTCAATGTAATGATCTTCAAACAACTGTTTCAAACCAGAAATAAAGTCTTCAGCAATCTCACCTTTGAGTCCACGCTCAATTGCTAACTCATTTTCTTTCATCCATTCCTCAACAACATAATCGAGGTATTGATCTACTTTTTCTGCAAGTGACTGTTTATACTCATCTACTTCTTCAGCAATTGCAAGTTGTTGCTCTTCTACAATTCGTGTAACTTCTTCACGGGTCTTTGATTTAACAGCCGCTTCAAAGATTGTTGCGGCTTTCTGCATGAATTCTTCAGAAAGGTCTTCGCCTGCTACCAAAGCTTCAACGTCAGCAGTGATATCAATGTTCTGAATATGCATCTCTACAGCTTCAGCGACTTCATCTTCATCAGCTTCCTCATGCATACCACTCATCATGGAACCATAAGCAGCATGAAGGTCTTCTTTATTCATGCCTTTCATTTTGTGAGCCATGGCTGTAAGCATTTCGTCTTTGCTCATGTCCTCATCTTCTTCTTCGTCTTCTTCGTCCTCTTCTTCTTCGTCATCTTTGTGAGCGGCTTCCTTGACCTTTTTAATTTTTTGCATTGGGTCAGGCTTACCTTCACCTTTTTGTTGTGCATCACCAGAAACTTCTGATGCTTTATCAGCAGCAATATCAGTTGGCGAACTAGCTGCATCAGGCTCAACAACGGCTTTACCGCCATCTTGAACTTCAGCATTACCTACTGTTTTTAGTTTTTTCTTTCCCTCGGCAGGGACAGAACCTTTTTTCGGAGCATCAGCACCATTAGCTTCTTCAAGTTCTGCTAATACCTCCGCTTCAAGTTCCTCTATTGTTTGGTCTAATTCAGACATAGGAAGTCTCCTTTTGTTAAATAATATTTATAAATTATAATTTCTTGAGGAATTTAGCAAACTCTAATGCTTCCATATTCGCTTGCCTTTGACGCTTTTTAACATCAAATCTCTTTTTCACTTCTGCAACATGTGCCTCAATTAACGATCCATTGTTCCAAACCCACTCTTTCCCTTCCATAACACCTTCTACAAAAGCGTTAGGAGCGGATGGGTCTGCAACAATATCAGCAGCAGCCGCAAGGTAAAAATCATCTCTCACATACTTGGCACCATTCCTCTCGTCCAAGCTTCCCATGCCTCTAGATGAAACACCTAATTTGGTTCCCTCGTCCATTAAAGTTTTGACGATTTTACCCATAGGTGTTTCTAAAATACGAGCCTCACCAACAACATCACTACCATCTGGTTTTAATGATGTAACTAGGTGAGAGACTCTTTCAAGGTTGACTGTAGGGCCATCTGGATGACCTAACTCACCAAATGCCCTATTCTCGTCAACAAATTTCTTATTATAGTTAGCAACTTCTTTCATCAACACATCTTTAGGATAGATACGACCATTACGGTTCTTAATATCACCCTGCATAAAGATACCACGAATCTTGTAATCCTTCTTACCATTTTCTTTCTCTTCACAGATGTATTCTACATCTTGAATTGATTCTGAAATTAATTTTATATTCATGCGCCCGGATGTCCTTGTGCAACTTCTTCAACATAAACAGCGCCGTCACTACCGGCAGTTTCATTGATTACTGAAATACGGAATTCAGTCTCGGCTCTATCATAAAGAAGAAAGCCCGGATCATCTGCTGTTCCAGATTCCAATAGTATCCCGTTTGCTCCTGTATCATCATCATTTTGTGCTACAGGAACTCCAGAAGCAAATCGTAGTGCCCGTTCTACATCAGGAACTATCGTTGTTGTAGTGCTTGCTTTCAAATAAAATCCATTTGTGGAAGATGCCGTAGGATAATCATCTGAAATAAGAAAAAGAACATCATTGCCGCCAAACTCTGTTACTCTGTATGAGGAAGATGGGGATAATTTGCCAATGATAGCTTCATGTGCTGCGTCATCAGCTGTCTGTGTTGCTGTAACTGTGCCAGCAACTCGTAATGTTTTAAATGACATACCCTACTCCTATGTTGATAACATTTCTTTTTCAAAGTATCCCATCAGTTCTTTCTCAGTAACACCAAACTTTTTTGATACTTCTCTTATAGTTTTCTCAAAAGTATTTAGGAAATCTGAAGGTTTAGCATCCATGATTTTGAAGATAGAATCAACAGATTTTCGCATCTTAGGAGACAATTTCTTGTATTCCTTTGATGCTTTGTGTTCATCTCTCTCAAAAACTGTGGTTTGATAAACTTCATTCAGTTTCTTTAGCATTGTTAACCTTATTGTTGACAAAAGAATTAGCTAATTCTTTTCTATTGGACTCCAATGAGCCACCTACTTTATTCATCATAGCATCTGAAAATTGGGTTTCTGCTTTTATATTATCACCAGATTCAATGGCATCTACAATTGATCTACTCATTTTCTACTCCTGCGGTTCTTGTTGTGGTTCTTCTGGAGGTTGTTCTTGTGGATTATATGTTGTACTATCCTCTGCATCCCCCGGTTCGCCAACCTTACCTTGTGCAGTATCATCTCTTCTAATACCACCATGAGCATCAGGAAGATTTATACCACCATCTTCTGGGTCCATACCAGACTCTTTATTTATCTCTTTCTGCATTTCCTCAATTTCAATTTCAGTTAATCGTAAAACATTCTTTTGTACCCACGTCTTGCTGAAGAATGTACCGATATATGCTTCTACTTGATTCAAAGTATTAATTCTATCATTAAGAAGTTCTGCTTCTTTCAACTCTGCAAAATGGCCATCAGCCAAGAAATCATATTGAATATGTTCTTGAATATTCTTCCAATCGTCAGGTGATATAACACCCTTCAATAAAAGTTGTGTTTTTAGAATATCAGTGAATAGTGGAACAAACTTCTTTCGTATTCTTTGTACAAACTTAGTAAATTTAAGTTCATCTCTAGTAATTTCAGTAGAACGACCAAGAGTGAATTGAGATTCTGCTTCTAATCTTGAAATAGGAACATTCAATGACCTAAACAGTTTTCTTTGGAAGTATACAATATCGTCAATCTCACCAAGATTTTGGCCACCGGGAAGTGTTGTGATCTCTGTACCTCTACCACCTTCTCGACGTGGGAGCCAGAAATCTTCCAGCATACTCATATGATTTCTATCATCACGAACTTCACCAGTTGTAGCATCATATACTAACTTGTTACGATAACGATTCATAACATCTTTAAGATATTGCTCTGCCTTTACCTTTGGTAGATTGCCGACATCAATGTAGAATATTCTACGCTCTGGTGCCCGTGAGATACGATAGATTACCAAAGAATCCTCAACCATTCTCAGTTGGTTTACAGGTTTAATTGCTTTATGAAGATAAGATAGTACTCTACCACCATTACCATCAATCACACCAGATGGAACATAAGTGATGGCGTCTGGATGAATTTGAATTCCTTGACTAGCTCCTGTTGAACCTAATCCTTTTTCATTGTAAAGAAAGAACTCTTGAACTTTTTTAATTTTATCGACACCAGTTTTTACATCTTTTTCTTTTTCAATTTTTCTTACTTTTTTAATTTTAGTGGCATCAATATATCTAAGTTCAGTTATTCCTTTTCTTGGTGATTTTTGGTCAATGATTTTATGAAAATAAATGCGCCCATCAACATACCATCTACGGAAAAGGTCATGACCTTTTTCTTCAAACTTGAGAAGACGTAAGACTTCATCAAATTCTTCTGTAATTGTTTTTTTGATTTTGCTTGAATATGGAATATTGTCTAAAACAATTTGAACAGCAATATCTCTTTCGTTTGCAACAATACCTTCATTTATAATATCTTCAATAGCAGTATCGCATTCTGATTGTTGTGCAATGTCTCTATACCGACGAATCAAATCTAAGTCAGTCTTTTCCCTTCCATCAGTGTTTAGATAGGAAGCACCGAATCCACCACCAGCTATGTCTACTGCACCATCATCAGAGGTTGGGGCGGTAAAAGATGTACCGCCCTCTTCCTCCTTAGATTTGCTTATCTTGTATCCAAAAAGTTCTGCCATAATAACTCCTACTAATTCTTACCTATATTTAGTAGGTTTAATATTAGAAGTTCACAGAGGAAGATTCAAAGTGCTGATATCTCCATGTACAATCAAATTGTTCAATTGCGTCACTAGTGCCTGCATCAAGTGGGATTGCTGTGATAGTTGTAGGCCACGCACTTCTGAAAATGTATGTTTTTAAAACTGTGTCATCTCTATCTAATTGGTCCACTGTTAAATCTGTTTGATAATCAGCAGCTGCTGTAACGCCAGTTCCTTCAGCAAGATCATTGATACCGTTTGACCATAATTCTAATGAAGTTCTGAGTGCAAAATCAGTATCATTTAAGAATGTTGTTGTCCATTCCTCTTCAAAAGTACGGTCACCAGCAACATAGATATTTCTACCACGGAAAGGAATTGGAATTGCCGGGATTGTGAAAGCTGGTAAAGTAGATGCTCTACACAAGAATGATGCTCTACGAACATCTAATCCTGTAGCAATACCAGTTGGTCCAGTAATGGTAACCTTAAATTGGTTTGCTCTTGCACCACCACCAATCAATTGAGCTTTAAAATCGTCTATCTGTGCCATGTGAAGCTACTCCTTAAAATTAAAATCTACCAACTACTTCGTCAAATTCCACACCAGTACGAACTGCTACGAAATTGAGTGTGATAAAGTTAATTGACCTTGCTGGTTTGATATAGATATCACCAATGAATTCGTTTCTATCTATAACTTCACCAGTATTATTCGTATCATCACAGACCACTCTAAAATCAAAGAT